CTCGAGTTCGTGTTCGAGGTCATCGAGGGAGAATACAAGGGCCGCAACCTCTGGGCCCGGCTCAACCTCGACAACCCGAACGCCCTCACAGTCCAGATCGCCCGGGCGGAGCTCTCGGCCATCTGCCGGGCCGTGGGCGTGATGCAGCCGAAGGACTCCTGCGAGCTGCACGACGTTCCGCTCGTCCTCACCGTGAAGTGCAAGAAGCGTGAGGACACCGGGGAGATCACGAACGAGGTCAAGGGGTACGCGAAGAAGGAGGCGGCCACGGGCCAGCCCCAGCAGGCCGCCAGCAACACGCCTCCATGGAGAAGGTGAGACTGGGGCGTGGCATGTCAGTGCAGGGCGGTGCAGTGCTTGGCTGGGCAGTGCTCGGCACGGCGTCGCGAGGCATTCCAAGGGCAGCGTTCATGAGGAGAGAAGACGGTGAAAACCATCCAGGTGACGATTGAAGGCACCACGCCGCTTCTCTGCAACCGTTTCACGGATGCAGCGCAGATGGCGGCGACGAACGGCAACCGGCTGTCGGGCGTCGGCGAGAAAGGGACGCCGATGGAGCAAGCGGAGGCGAAGCTGTACATGGGACACGACCACAAGCCGATGATCCCGCAGCCGAATCTCTTCCGGTGCCTCATCGACGCCGGCAAGTTCTTCAAGAACGGCAAGAGCAAGGTGACGACGCAGAAGTCCTCGCTCATCCCAGCGTGTGTGGAGATCGAAGGATTGGAACTCCCCATCAAGCACAGGGAGCCGTGGAGCGTCGACACGCGCGCGGTGCGTATCCCGTCCACCGGCGGACGCATCCTCTGTCATCGCCCCTGTTTCCACGACTGGCGGCTCAGCTTCACGATGAACGTCGACACCGACTTCATCTCGGCGAAGCTGGTGCGCGAGATCGTGGACGCGGCGGGCAAACGCATCGGACTCGGGGACTTCCGCCCCGACTGCAAGGGGCCATTCGGGAAGTTCGTCGTGGTGGAATGGAAGGAGTAGGCTCCGGGCACTGCGTGGCAAGGCCAGGCTTAGCCAGGCAATGCCGGGCCAGGCAACGCGCGGCAAGGCAAGGTATTTTCACGTGATCGAGATCGAGCTGCCGTACCCGCCATCCATCAATCATTACTACCGGCGGGTGGGACCGAGGACGCTGATCAGTCGCGAGGGCAGGAGGTATCGGGGGGAAGTCGCCTCCGCCCTCGCGCACCTCGGTCTCGAACCGATGGACGGCCCGCTTGAGGTCCGTATCGACGTCTTCCCTCCCGACCGGCGCAGGCGCGACCTCGACAACGTTCAAAAAGCCCTCATTGACGCGATGGAGCATGCGGGTGTCTACCACGATGACAGCCAGATCAAGAAACTCGTCGCTGAGATGCACGAGCCGGTCCGCGAGGGAAGCGTGGTCGTCGCTGTTCAGAGACGATGTCGAGGCAGTGACCGAGGTCCCCGAGCAATTCTGGGCTGAGGTGGAGACGAAGCTGCGCCAGTGGGCGTTTCAAGTCTACTTCCGGAAGTCGTTCAAGCGGGAGCCAAATCCCGAGCTGCGTTTCATCAAGGCCCTGAAGGCCTCCATGCGGCCGATCCGCAACTGGACGCTGGCGCTGTGGTGGTATCAACACAAGGGACGCATCACCGATGCTGACATTGAAGCGCTACCGGTCTGAAGGCAGGGACTGGTACAACGAGGCGAGGCAAGTCCCGGCTGGGCGTGGAGTGGCATGGCCCGGCACGGCGCGGCAAGGCGTCGCAAGGCATGGTGATTCATGATGGAACTGCGACCGTACCAATCGGAGGCCGTCGAGGCGGTCTACCGGCATCTGAGGGACCGCGGCGACAATCCCGCAATCGTTCTGCCCACAGCGGCCGGAAAGACGTTGGTCATGGCCCAGATCTGCAAGGACGCCATCGGCAAATGGAACGGCCGCGTGCTGATTCTCGCCCACGTGAAGGAACTGCTCGAGCAGGCGGTGGACAAACTAAACGCCGTCGCGCCAGAACTCTTCATGCACGTGGGCGTGTATTCGGCCGGTCTCAGGAGCCGTGACACGGAGCACTCCATCATCGTGGCGGGGATTCAGTCGGTCTACAAGCGTGCTGCCGAACTGGATGCCTTCGACCTCATTCTCGTCGATGAATGTCACATGCTTCCGCCCGACGGCGAGGGGATGTACCGCACCTTTCTTGCCGATGCGAAGGTGGTCAACCCGGGCGTGCGACTGATCGGCTTGACGGCCACGCCGTTCCGCATGACCACCGGCATGATCTGCTCGCCAGACAACCTGCTCAACCACGTCTGCTACGAGATCGGCGTGCGGGAGCTGATCGTCCAGGGCTACCTCTGCCCGCTCGTGAGTAAAGCTGGCCGCGAAAAGGTGGATACCTCGCAGCTTCACGTGCGGGCAGGGGAGTTTATCGCCAGCGAAACCGAAGCGCTGATGGACCAGAAGGACCTGGTCGAATCGGCCTGCCGGGAACTGGTGTCGTATTCGCGTGACCGTCTGTCCGTCCTCATCTTCGCCTCGGGCGTCACTCATGGTGAGCATGTTGCCGACGTTCTGCGCACGCACTATGGCGCGCACGTCGAGACGGTGTTCGGCCACACGCTCTCGGGGCTTCGCGAGCGGGCGCTCGCCGACTTCAAGGCCGGCAGACTGAAGTATCTCGTCAACGTCGGCGTCCTCACGCACGGCTTCGACGCCCCAAACATCGACTGCGTCGCGATGCTGCGCCCGACGATGTCGCCGGGACTCTATTATCAAATGACCGGTCGAGGATTTCGCCTCTGCGAGGGCAAGAAGGACTGCCTCATCCTCGACTTTGGGGGGAACATCCTGCGCCACGGACCGGTGGACGCCATCCGCATTAAGGAGCCCGGCTCCAACGGCAACGGCGAAGCCCCCGCGAAGGAATGCCCGCAGTGTCATTCGGTGATCCACGCCGCCTATTCCATCTGCCCGGACTGCGGGTTCGAGTTCCCGAAGCCCGAGCGCTCAAAACACGACGCGCGTGCATCGAGCGCCGGCATCCTTTCAGGCCAGGTCACCACCGAGCGCTACGAGGTGCAGGACGTCTCCTACTGGGTCCACGAGAAGCGCGGCGCGGAGCCCGACGCCCCCAGAACGCTCCGCGTCGAATACCAGATCGGCTACACCGAGTGGCAGTCCGAATGGGTCTGCTTTGAACACTCGGGCTATGCACGGGCGAAGGCTGTTCTCTGGTGGAAGCACCGCTCGAACGCGCCGGTGCCGGAAACAGCACAGGAGGCGCAGCGCCTTGCCGTCGCGGGCGCCCTGGCCGAGACCAGGACCATCACAATCCGCAACGTCTCCGGCGAGAAGTACGACCGCATCGTCGGTTACGAACTCGGCGAGAAACCGTTCTGGCGAGAGCCGGGGTGGGAAGACGAGAACCCCGAGGCCCTGCCCGCTTGGGTTGGTGATCAGGACGTCCCGTTCTGAGGAAATGAGATGAGCGACCCGGTCAATCATCCGTCGCACTACACGAGCAGCCCCTCGGGCATCGAGTGCATCCAGGTCACCGAGCACATGAACTTCTGCATCGGCAACGCGGTGAAATACCTGTGGCGCGCTGGCCTCAAGGGCGACGCCGTCGAGGATCTCAAGAAGGCGCGGTGGTACGTCGAGAGGGAGATACAGCGTATCGAATCCGGGGGGCGCGACGACATGAAGGCTGATCCCAAGTTGGGGCACATCCCCATCGACAGGCTCGTGCGCACGCTGGGCCGGTCCTACTACCGGATCTCCGAGTTCCAGCGGCTGAACGCCCCCGCATGCATCATTGAGATGGAGCGGGCATCCTACGGCAGAACGCTGGCCGCGGTTCGCGCGCGGGTGCCGGAACTGATCCTGCACCTCGTGTGCGTAGGTAACCCCTTCGGAGGGGATAGGTGACCGAGGGCGAAGCGATGACCGTGAATGGCGGCGACATGCTCAGCAGCGCGACGGGGTATCTCGCCGCCGGCCTCTGTGTTCTGCCAGCACGGCGCGACGAGAAGCGGCCCGCCCTCGGCAGATGGAAGAAGTATCGGAAGCGCCTGCCGACGCC